GCCAGGCTTCTAACAGCACTCGTTGGGTTGATTTTTGGACTTCTTGTTGAAGTCCGGGTTTTGGTGATGCTTTGTGTTTATTGCATCAATACTATGATACCCGAGCCCTCACCAAGGTGAGTCCCTCAGGGTAGGTAAGGTGAAGCATGATCTATAGATTATGTCATAGATCTACCTTCACGATAAGTCATCAATCTGATGGATTGAATCAATTTGCTCACTATCTCTCCGAATCTGCCCATTTAATTACTTAATCTAGGGCTGTGTCAGAAGCACTTTGACTTATTTGTTTCAAATGTGGTGCAACTGCTGATATAATTGGTGCTGCTTCAGGTATGGCCATACCTAAAGTCATTGCCGCGAAATCTGTTGCTCCTTCAATCAGATCTTCTACGATGTCAGAAGATTTCATTTTATGTGCTCCCCAGGATAGTAAGTCTTTGAAAATTGGGACAACTGTTTCATCCCAAATACCAAGTTGATTTTGCATCAAAGCAGCTTGCCTCATGATATCTAGTTTAATAGCTGCTGATTCTCTGAATACAATTTAAGGAGTCATAGATCTTTGTATTTGAATAGCATTAGTGTATTATTATCCTAGCATACACATAGTTGATTCTAATCCATACTCTTCTTAAACTAGTAGACCTTCATAATGATGTATTGCTTCATATTCGAATGAAGAACCTGCTTGTGCTCCTGATACTTTATGCATGACGGAATGATTTCTATCGAGAGTATTGAGAACAATGTATACTTTCTTGCCTGTGCCATAAGTGTCACCAATTTTAGCTAAAGCTTCATAAGGTATAATCAATCTTTTCCCACCTAACAAATCATCTACTGCTAGCATTAAGTTAGAATCATGGAAAGTTGCGAAGTATTGTCCTTCATTCTTCTATGCAAGCTGATCTGGTTAAGAATCAGCGGGATAACAATGTGAAAACCATGGCATCTATTCCGAATTGTTCGTGTATCTCTAATCACTAAGATTAGTTGTTTCATCTTCAGTTTGTGGTCTAAAAGTCGTCATTACTGAAAATCCAGGTTTATAACATTCCGTACCACTCTATTAGGTGTCTATTGAATGTAGGTAAAGTTTCCTTTTCCCTCTACCCGGTCTACCAAGTTCATTGTCCCACTTGGTACCAGAAAGATAATGCATTCCTCTTTGACCATACTAAACCTCCATTACTCCTGACTCATTCTCAAGTCTTGAAGTCTTAAATACTCTCAATCCTGCTGAAACTGTTCTTTGTTTGGAGAATCTGTTTTACGGAAAGCCCCACTAAATGGGTTTACAAATCTATAAGAATTGCTAAATGTTGAGCCCTGTTTCCAACAATGGATAGTTTACCTCAGTTTAATTGTATGTACTTGGATCAGCAGCATCCAAATTCTCGTGAGGTTCAATTATGTAAGATTCGCCGGGTTTTGCTACTGGCTCAGAGTTTAAAAATTCTGTAGTTACACTTTGAGTGGGATTGAAAATGTAATATGGATTAGCATTATAAGTATCCATATTTCCCCATAAGACAGTCGGTCCTTTATCCGGATGGGTAATTGTTACATTTTGAGATGCGAATACTGAAGTAGTACCTGTTTCTTAAGGAAGCAATTGTGGTACTCTAACTCCTTTAGTATCATAAAAGAATGGGTCTAAAAGAGACCTTGCATATTAATGATTTGCTTGGTCTTGCAACTCATCCTTATACCTTTTCAGCAAATTTCTTAATTAACTTGGTACACATTTAAGTCTCTGCATGTTTGCATTGACACCATTCTTATACTCTTACATCACCCTACAGTGTTCTAAGTCTTTACTTTGGGCATCAGCTTAAATCTGACGTAATTAAAGCATGAGTTAAGTGTTATCATCTTCCAATTACTTGACTTTTCTAGCAAAAGTTCCTGTTGGTTAATATTCTGTTTATCCTTTATTATTTCTCAAAACCACAGACCTAGGGCTAGCGAATTGATTAGCTGCTTTCTGATAATGGTCTTTGAGTAATTCATTATCAGAGTAGTGAGCAATTGCTGCGTCTAAGAAACCCTTATATTAGCTTTCCGAGAATTACTAACCATAGCTTACTATATAAGAGTTAAGTGGTATATTAAAATCGAATCCCAACTTATCATTATGACTAGTCAGAGGTTTTGCAGTTCTGCGAGCTACTTACCTATCAAAGTTTTTCATATCAATGAAGTAATCTTTGGCAATTGCAGCAACTACACCTCTTTCTGCCAAGTCTTTCAAAATACCTTAAACCGCAGCTATTTCTTCCTTGTTTATCAAGACCAATGCTGGAGCTTCGAACTTCGGTTTGCCTTAGTTATCTTGAATTTCTATAAGTTAAATGTAGGTGAATTGTTTGTCGGGAAGTTTTCCTTATTTGGTAACTTAAGCGATTTCTTGTACCATGGTATCTCTAATACCTTTTATTGTGTTGTCAGCCATTTTGACTAAATTACTTTTCGAACTATATATATATATAAAAATAGTTCCTTAGTCAGCATGATTGAGCAGTGTTTATTCTCTACTGATCTGACTTTATTGTTAATCATAATCATCTTGAAGTCCTTTAATTCTATTCATGATTTATGATTTTGCCTACAGACAAGGGTCACCTATGCTATGTCTTAATAGAGCATTTTCTCCTCTACAATAATCTTTATGATATACGGGTCTCTTACTAGCTGGGTTAGATTCTTCTATTTCCTCATCGGTCAATTTTATTTCAGTATACAATCCTTCTTTCTCAATCTAATCAATCATTTGATCTATTCTGTTAGCGTATTTCTTAGAGAAATAATCCAGAAACCCTTGTTTATTTACCAATTCGTTATAATTCCTGAATTTAGATTTTATATTCTTATCTTGATCTACTTCTAAACTTAATTCTTTTGTCAATTTCTCTATTTTCGTCATACATTTCAGTGCTTTGTCTTTCTCAAAATCTATACAACGTCTTTTCTTAGGTAGTAAATTTTGTATGGCTACTGCTAATTGAATGACTTTAGGATGTTTGTAATATTAATGTATCAAAGAAGCTAATTTGCATTACAATAGTACATGAGCACTTTCAGAATCTTTCTTAAAATTTTTGTGGGTCCAACCTAATTTAGTCCATGATCTAAAAAATGGTTTGCAGGCAAATAATTAACCTGTTTAATCTTACTCTATTTTTATCTGACAGAATTTAGAGCCTGAAGCTTGCTAATGTTTGTCGTATTCTGTCTTAAATCCTAATTGCTAGACTACTTGCAAGCAAACTTGTGATAATGTATGTTTACCATAGTATGCTTCCCGCATCAACGAGTCATCGCCTTCTACTATGATTGCATTGTCTTTGTTTTCTCTGCCAAATAATCTTTCGAATATCTCATGAGGATCTTGAACTTTCTTTAATAATTGCATCACTTCTTAATGATCCATGTTGCACAGCATCATGTAGCAAGGGTATATTAGCAACATGTTAGTGAGTAGAGTATTACCCCATGAGGTTGATTTCTCACCTGAATTTCTGGAATGACCTCCCATCAAATTACAACCTTCCATCTTGACATTCATTTTTCCAATTGCAATAGCATGCCATATTTCTGCCAGTTTATCTCCGCCGACTAGTTATGCTGCTTTCTTTTCAATCATTGCAAATCTGAGTGTCTGGGCTGCATCAAAAGATCCGTAGTCCATTTCAAGAAATTCTGTGCCTTTGTTACCCATTTCTATCAATTTATTAGCTATTTGTTCTTGGGTAAATCCTTTTACCATAGTTGGAATTCTAAGGTACAGTTGATGTTATATTGCGTCAGATAAAGGACTGCCTAAGTCTCTCAGTATTTCAGTTCTTGCTGAAATTAGCCTTCCTATTCTCACATCACCTGTTAATGTTTCTACCTTAACAAAACCTGAGGTACTATTTTTCATGGTAACAACATTTCCGAAAGCATTCTTCCACTTTTATATTCGTTTATTTTTGGCTGCTTGTGTCGCTGCACTATTTCTTATATTGTGTAAAACTTTTTCGAATAGAGCCTAGTGGTCTTCATAAAGAGCTGATATTTCATAATCTCTTTCAAGAATTTTCTCTAAATAAAGATTTACAAACTCCATTAATTCTTCAACTTTCTCTGGGTTCTATTACTACTTAGAATACTAAGTTCTTTACACGCCTGCTTGCAAAGTATTCAAACCACAAGGGCATTGTACGTCATATTTCACATTGTTGGCTACTGGTGCAATTTGAGTGTGAACTCCTTTATTATCACTGCATTTGATGAGTTTCTATTGATTTAGATTAACTACATATTGCGTTCTATTGCATCTGATCATGGGAAAAGTTGCCTTTTAACAGTGAGTAGGGTACAGTTTACTATGACCATTTAACCTTTCATATCTTACTGGTTTTGATGGGGTTTCATCATATAGTTAGTTTATTACCTAACAATTTTTGATAGCTTCCCTTTTAACTTTGTTCGTGATAATGTCATCATTACCTACTAAGGTTAACCCACCAATATTCACCGTAGGTGTGTAGTTAAGACCTTATTACTTAACCATCGAATAAGCCATACATAGTAACTTATACCTCAATCCTTTGATATAACCCATTAAGGTAATTTCTTGACAAGATTCGCAATCACAGTCAACGTTAGTTTACTTATAATGTCCTTCTGTATTAGGTCTGATAGAATACATGTGACCTCCTGTCATAAATAGTTGTATTTGCTCTTTCTGGAAATGTTGATCCAAACCTGTGGAGGGCACTGATCCGTCAGGAGTTATATTTGTCCATACTTTAATTTGTAAATTTGATTCTGCTACAAATTTAGATAAAGTTTCCAAACCTACTCCACCTTCCATAGCGATACTTTGTAATCCTTTGAAATTGAAGTTTTTCTTTCGCATGTAGCCTTCTGGATCCTCACCTAATTAGTAATATATTGCATCGTATAAAGCAGTTGTTACACACTCTGCTTTCGTTTCTCCTGATCCTACGTCAATAATCACCATTTTCTTTCCAGTGTGTTATTGTAACATTATATTAAGTGTGTCTTATTACAGTATCATATTTCTACAGTACCTTCCCTCACACCATGTTATGTTGGTTTTGTAGCTGGTTCTTTGTGGTACTGCTCTTCTATACTCTTGCAAAGTACTGTTGAAGTTGTAACTCTATACTTGGTTATCATTAAGGCTTAGTAATAAGTTGCCTGCCGTTATTGTGTGAGAACCATCAGATAGATGTACGTCTTTATAGTAAGCTTCTCTTAGCATGTGAACATCTTACACGGCATAATTAATCTTATTGTCCTCATATGTGCCTTTACAATAACTATGGTAATCATCGAAACAATTTTTCTACTCAACTAATCCATGCGCTGTTGCTGTTTTATTTAAACCAAGTAAATCTCTGCTGCACATATAACCTGACTGGTAAGGTTGTGTCATTTAATAATCTACCCTATTGGGGTATAGGTGTTCTATGGTATTGCCACCGTAATGTACGCAGTGATTTCCATTGCTAGCGAGTTTATCATAAATGTATAACTGTTCCACATATACTTTAGGTCCATGGAAAATAATAGTGTCACCTTCTGAATTTTGTATTGTAAGACAATTAACTCCATGTTTGTTACATGACTCATTATCAACAAACAATGTATCTCCTGCCCATATGTCAAGAAGTATATACACTAAATGTAGGTCATTCGTAGCCAAGAAATTTTTATTGTTTTGATAATTATTATTAATCTTGCAGTAACCTACATGGTCCTCCTCTAACATTTAAGTGGGTTAAGAGGTTAATATGTTCATGTGGCCTAATCTCCCCTCTTATGCTGGTTAGAACAATTGCTTATATTTATCATTTTGTAACTTGGGTATTATTTCCACTTTCACATACTCATACTTATTTCCTTGCAGTTCTTGTGCTTTAACCGTGTTCAAAAATCGGTTTAACACTTCATTTACACTTGATGTGCAGTAACTGAAGTCAAGTTTAGCTCTATCCCCTGCGATTCTTCCCATCAACTGTGCTGTAGAGATTATTTACTCGTTGTCATTCACAGGTTGTGTGTAATCTATTTTAAGATGCTGCTTTTGTTTCTTTAATTGTTCTACTATTAACTTTCTGCAATTCTTAGGGACGTCGAGTAATACATTTTCATTTAAATAATTTTGTTTCTCTTACTCGGTCTTGCAATTCTCTAACTTTTACTCCATTTTCCTGAGCAAGTCTTCTATAGCTTTAATGTTTTCAGTTTGTGCTTTCTTGTCAATTTGACTTACATCAATGCCATGTAACATAGCGTAGGTTAGATAATTACTAGTTCTTGGTGCAACTGGTATTTTAGGGACATTTGTATCACTGCATTCTATCTTAGTGCACTCTACTAAAGGTATAGTTGGTTAGAAAGGTTTTCCTGATTACTATGCTGATAAGTGTAGTTCAAATTCTTTTTAGCACGTTTATCTATGTTAATTTTCATTATCAATCCTTTACTACGCCAAGTAAGTATACCATTATTTTGCAGATGGTGATGGGTCTTCGGATACTATAAATTTCGCTCTGTAATGTGTTTTTAATATTTCTGCACGCCCTCGTAATAGGTGTTGAATGTAATTCCAAGGATTGTCAGCATTAAGAGGATATTATTCCCTGTCTACTAGATGAACTCCAAATATGTCTTTAGATTTATAATCGCCTCCCAGAGAATAATGGTATAAATCTTAGAATATTCTGAAATGATAATCTGTGTTTTCAAGTGTTCCAACGAATACTTATAAAGCTATTTAGTGAGCTGCAAAGTAAGCCGTTCTCCTGGTTATAGCTTCATATCCTGGAAACTCTTTCCATATATCATTCATTGTTTTCTCTTTTTAGTGTTATCCTCCTCTTAACCATCTTCCTATTGGATTAAAGTTAGTGAGTCTAACTACTTTACCTTTTATACCATATGCTTTCCTCGCGCTAGCATCAAATGCACTGTCAACAATTTAGAATTCTTTCTACGTTTCTACCATTACTCTAATGTACTTATTGAGGTAGTCTAGGATATCATAATTGGTGAACAATCTTAACCACATTTTGTCCTGAGAATAAGTAGGTATCAAATCATTATAATCAACATCTATAGCCATGACATTCAGTTTCCTGCTTAACAAATTACTCTTTAATGCATCACCGTCACATTATAATTCACCTGTGCTGTATTGTTGCTTGATATTCTTAGTTATGGAACCATTAGTCAATGTTTCTGAAGCATAAGCAACCTATTGGTGAGGCGTTACAATAACAGGCTAGCCACTTGTTTAAGAATTTGTCCTAGTATCCATGAATATTATGTGTTACTAGCATGTGGGTTACATGTACTGATCTGCTTACTATGATGTTCTTTAGGACGGGAGTTTAATCATTGTACCTTGTTTATTTACAGAAGTTAATTAAAGATTACGCATGATCATCTGTTTCTTCCTCGAGTCGTAGGTGACAATAGGATTATTTATACCCTTATGTAATTAATCGTTCATGGCGTTTGCTTTGTATACTTTTATACTGAGCGAACCTGTCACTGTTGGATCTGTTGATTCTGTTTCTTATATCATCATTCCATAGCTTTTATATTAAGAGTAATTAGCCAAACTTATTGCTTAATGTTTATATGATTAGGAATCACCTTTCACTTACATGTCAACTTTAGTCGCTGTAACTTATGCCATAGTAGAGGCCATACCTTATTCCATCATGTAATAAGGCCACTGTGCGCCGAATAAATGCGAAGCGACAATAAGTCTGTCTCCATCCTGTAAGAAATCCATCAATCTATCAACACTTAAATAATAAGCTGAATTACTCATGACCCACAATCTAATCTTATTTTAAGGCTTACTTGGCATCGACAGATAGTTCCAATCATTCACTGAGCCAACCATAATGTACATTTCTTCATCAAAGTCTTAAACTTTGTGTAATTTCTCTTTGGTTACATTACCATGCTCATCATTATAAACCATGAAATAAGTTTTACTTGCATACCTCGCTAAGGACAATTCCCTTTTAACTTCTGCACCTATTACTATTATCTCTACGTTATCTTTACCGTGTTTATCTGATACTTTCCTACAGTAATCATGCATTTGCAGCACCATAAGTCTCCTTGCCTCAGCCGCGGTTTTGTGATTGGTCATGTTGTCATAAGTATCAGTTATCTGCATACCAAGTTTTGATTCAGTTGCTGAGAGTCTGCTCATATTGATTTTGGATAATTTTGAGGCTAGCTTTAGACGATATTCTTTGTCTAGAGAATCCAACTCAAATTGACCTGTAAAAGCGTTGAAATCGAGATCTTACACTTTCCCTATGTGTCTTAGTTTATTATCTTTGATAAAATCCCAAGCCTTTTAATTATCTATAGGTTTCATGGCTCGTGTTTTATTATCAAAATAAAATGTGTTCTATGGTAATCTGTGAGCTATCTTTTGCATATTATTCATTGACATCTTCATTCTACTATTGACCAAGAGACATTTAGCCTTAGCGTACCAATCAACGACTTCACCTTCAAAAGTTCCTTGGAAACAAATTCCGCCCTCTGTGGGTATTTACAAGTTATAATTAAGATCTGCATGGATTCTTTTCAAAGAGTGTAATTGTTAACCTCTTTTGAATTGTATTGTAGCATGCTCTTCTTTTAACTTCCTAAGATCAGTACCTTACGAGGGTTCGTCAGAACATTCAGAAGATGAGGAAGAAGGTGGTTGAGATGTAGACTTGAGAATCTTATCCATAGTAGATCCTGAAAAACTTGCTTAATCACTTCTCTCTAAATCACTGTTATTTGATGTTTGGATTTCACTTAACTCGGTTTCTGAGGGGATAGTATTATTTTAATCAAAAACTAATCGTTATCTGGCTTAATTTACATCTATTATTCCTTCAACTTACTGAGATTGTGTCTTAACCGTCTCCTGTTGATCAAAATTATTCTATAATTCCTTCTTCTAAACCACACCTTATTGTTAAAGTGATTATTTTTCCTGTTGATTTTCTAATTCTTTTTGCTATTCTAAAATCTTCCTGTGTTAAATCCTTCTCTACTTTTATTCGTCAGTTACTATAAGACTGCCTTCATTGTTCATGCAGAATCTCATTTTGAGATCAGTATAAACTGTGATATAATTTACTGCAATTTTTGTTATTGTGTGCAGTTTCTTCTTGGCTGCAGAATCTTCGAAGTTAAGTAGAACTCTGAAACGATTATGTTTTATTGATTCTTCCAATTTATCTTTCAACTTTGTTTCGAAGTATTCATCTATTTTGATAAACTCATGGAAATGTTTGTAACGTAGTCCGCGTGTATCAAATGGCTTCGAAGTGATTATGATCTCGACATCAGATCTATCTCTTTCTACCACTAGTTGATCTTGTGCACAATACTGTAATTGCATATTTCCCATCTTTCCTAGAATTTTTGATGCTTCTTTTATGTGATTTTATGATAATGCTTTACGGTAATCCTGTAGTTAAGAATAAGTTTACGTTAACTATTAGTAACCTTCTGTTTGTTTCTAATGCTCAGGATCTTTGCTCTTATTCAATATCATTTGTGCTGAATTGTTTATCTTTGGTAACAGTTTATCCAATAGTTCTACTTGTGAAGCGTAGGATCTATCTAAAGTCAGCTTATCTATAGTGTTAGCGATTTTCTTGGTAAGTTTTTGTTTTACTTTTCTAGCCTGGTTTCTTTCTGATTATTATCTTCCATACTCACTTTGTTCGCATTTAAATTATTGCACTGAGTTTGATCTGTGGATTTTATGACTTTGTATTTCTGATTGAGCCATGGATCTCTGCTTCTTGATGTTACGAATACTTTGAATTGATCCAGTTTCATATAATCCGTTCTTGCGTGGGAGATCTTTATTACTATTCATTTTGTACATGAACACGCTTTCTTACTTTGGTTTTGAGCTGACTTTATTGAAAACGTGTTATTTTCTTGTATGTGTACTTCTTTTTGAGAGTTTACTTCCATTAGTTTTATTTGATTTAGTATCATCAAATTAATCTTTCTACTATTTGTTTTAATGTTTGGAATTCTTTTTGTTCTCTCTTTGTGGTTTACTTTACTTTGGGGTAGTCTTCATTGTTTGATATTTGTGTTAGCGTTGTTTCTCTTTCAAAGAATCCATGTTTTGTTTTGGCTGCCATATAGTTTTTGGATTCTTACTATTAAGTCTACTTTTACTGTCTCTATTTCCCCCTTCTTTGTGTTGGTTTGGCTTTTAATTTTATCTGGGATGGTTGTTTCTATATGCAGCTCTGTTGGCTTTCTCATCTTCATCCCTATCATTTTCTAAATACTTGATCAATTTCTGAGCCTCAACAGAACGATCAAGGGGCATCACTGTACCATGTTCACCTCTGTAATAAGTTTCATCTAACAGTTCCGTATGGTAAGTTAATTAGCCATAGTCACCTACTACATGATTGCCATATACATAGGTATGATTCTGTCTGTTAAATGTTTCCATGTAATCTCTAATTCTTATATTCATGGTGCACTTTGGTTACTTCATTGCATCTTACCCTCGCCACATTTAATACATTGTACTATTGTTTAATTTTATTGATGTACCAGTATAATAGGTGATGCTAGATTGAACCCAGTTAGTTAGTGATGGCAGTTCCTTCATGTCTTTATACATGAGGTAGGTGGCCATTGCCATTCCTATAGCTTTCGTGGTGCTCTCCAAAATCAGACCTTTATGTCAATAATCTACTTGCACCATCAGAGTATTATGCTAATTGTCATTCCTCCTAAGCGCGAAGGTTTTGAACAAATAGATAGATAAGTTTGCTTGTTCCCATTTGAAAATTAATTTTTAGTCTATTCCTCCTTCCAAGCATTTTAAAGCCGCCTCAATGGCAGACTTGTGGTCTCGTATGAGAGTAGTTATGTACGACATGGTTGCT